TGTGGCTCAGCACGTGGTAGCCGCAGGCGGTGTGCGGGTCGATCAGATAACCGTTTTCATCCCAACAGGCCTTGATGGCGCGGGCAACCTCATCCTCATCGGCCCAACCGCAGGCGAACACCTCCTGGATCTTGGAGAGCAGCTCGTTGGGAAGGGTGTAGGAGCCCTCATCTGCCAGCCGGCCCATGAGTCGGGAGACGAGCTCGACGTCGCCGTCGGACAGGTAATAGAGCATGCGCTCGAGGTTTGAGGAAACGAGGATGTCCATGGACGGCGAGGTTGTGGTGAAGAAGGGGCGCTTGCGGTCGTACGTACCCGTGGTGAGAAAGTCGAACAGCACGTTGTTCGCGTCGCTCGCCACGATGAGACGTGCCACGGGAAGTCCGAGGCGCTTGGCGTAATAGCCGGCGAGGATGTCGCCGAAGTTGCCGGTCGGCACACAGAACTCGACCTCGTCGCCGCATGAGATATCGCCGGAGCGAAGGAGCTGCGCGTATGCGGCGAAGTAGTACACGACCTGGGGCACGAGGCGGCCGACGTTGATGGAATTGGCGCTGGAGAGCATGACGCCCTGGGTGGCGAGGCGCTCGGCGAGCTCGCGATCGGCGAAGATCTGCTTGACGGCGGTTTGCGCATCGTCGAAGTTGCCGCGCACGCCGCAGACGGCCACGTTGGCGCCTTCTTGGGTGCTCATCTGCAGCTCTTGCACGCGGCTGACCTTGCCTTCGGGATAGAAGACGGAGATGCCGACGCCCGGGGCATCGGCGAATCCGGCGGGGGCTGCCTTGCCAGTGTCGCCGGAGGTGGCGGTCACGATCATGATCTTCTCGTCTCCGGTGCCGTCGTTCGAGCCCGTGCGGGCCATGCAGAGCGTGAGCGACGGCGTCCTCAGCGCCGCTGGCGGAACGTATCAAACGCAGATGTCTGCGATGCAGACGGCGTGCGCATCTGCGGCTGGAAATGTCGTGATTTCGGCTGTGCTGGAGCGCATGGACCGGCTCGAGCGCGCCATCACGTCCATGCAGATCTATATGGACGGAAACGCTGTGGTCGGCGCCGTTGCGCAACGTATGGATGCGGCGCTCGGTGATATTTACAGGCAAAATGAAAGGAGGGCGGTTTATGGAGTTTGACTGCAAAATCGGCGGTGTCAAGTACACCGGCATAGAATTGCTGGATGTGCAGATTAGTCTGCCGACCGTGAAAACGCAGCAAGAAAGCATTCCGGGCGCCGACGGTGTAATCGATCTTACAGATGTTCTGGGTAGCGAGCCGGCCTATGGAAATCGGGCCGTGAAACTCCGGTTTGGATTCGATCCGTCTGGAAGCTTCGACTTCTATGCTTTTGCGAGTGAGGTGCATGGCAAGCGCCTGAAGCTGGAATTGGGTAACCGGGTCGGTTACTACATGGGGCGATTCACGGTTGGTGACATTGACAAGAGCAAGACGACAACGATGTTCGACGTCGCGGTCGATGCGGATCCGTATCGATTGGAGGCCGAGGAAACCAGCGTCACCATCCCGATGGTGGCAGAGTCGTCAAACTTGATGATTGGCAACACGCCGACAGTGGTCGGCAGCTCGAGCAGTGTCGACGAATATTGCGATGTTGTTGGATCAGGCGCGGATAGCATCCTTCGGATCAAATCGGTTGCAACGAGTGATAACGATCCATGCTATGGATTTGCACGGTTCAAACTCCCGTGGATGTCCGCCGGTAGTTGCCTTATCTCGGCGGATGCCGAGGGCGGATGGTACACCATCGTCGATGCGAATGGAATGGCTTATGGCGATGGCACAAGCCGATGGATCCCTGAAGTGCCGGCCGGAGGCTTATATATCATGCTGGAAACAAATAATCCGAGCGGCTGCACGGTGAATAACATCTGTATTTTCAGGGCGACGCCGGGATCTACTGCTGGACTATGCAGTGATAGGATTATGTATCCGCGCACAGATAGGGACCTCGTGCGCGTAGTCAGCTGCAGGCGAATGTCCCCAATTGCCAGCCTCCGAGGCGGCGAGGATACGAGCCCGTATCTGTCAATCCGTCGGGGCGCTGACTATGCATATGCCATCGGCGGCGTGGCCGGTACAGTTACGTTGACAGGCACGCGGGGGTGGATGTGATGTATGCTGGTTATGTAAATGGCAACCTGCTGTTTGCCTGTGGCATGCCGGGTTACGAAATTGTAGATGGAACGATCAACGAGGCCGTAGGCTCTGCCAGTTCGGCTGAGATTAAATTGCCGCCGAGCAATAGTATGCGCGATGCACTAACGAAACGCTCGTCTGTGATTTCCATCTACAAAGACGGAACGGAGGTGTTCCGAGGCTGCGTTGTCGGCACGTCCGCTGGGTTACGTGGCGTGCGTACTTATAACCTCGACGGCGCTATGATGTGGCTCGCTGATATCTGCAAGCCACCGCACACGATCAACGCGATGGGTGTGTCGACTTATCTTGGCGCATTGGTAACACAGTACAATGCAGGATGCTTGGAATACAAGCAAATCAAAATGGGAACGGTGGACGCATCGTTGCCGCCTATAACGCTAAAGGCGGATGCCTATATGTCAATGCTGGATCTTGCTAAGCAAGCTGCGGCAGCATCTGGCGGCATACTGCGTATCCGTTACAGCGGCGGCGATGTATACCTGGATTGCATCAAGTCTTACAATCATAGTTGTTCGCAAACTGTGGAACTGCACCGCAATTTGTTGGATCTTACAGATCAGATTGATGGCACAAATCTGATTACACGCGTTTATCCCGTCGGCAAGGATGGGCTGACCATCTCGGACGTCAACAGCGGACGGACATATCTTGTCAACAGCGAAGCTGAGCGCATCTATGGCCGCATTGATGGCACGCTGCAGGTCAACACCGACGATGCATATGTGATGAAGGCAACAGCAGCGTCGTATCTGGCGAAGCACTGCGGGCTTTCGCGCGGAATTCAAGTCAGCGCGGCGGACTTGTCTGGGTCGGACATCACTATGGAGTCGTATCATATTGGCGATAGCGTTCGCGTGGTGTCGCCGCCCCATGGCATTGATACGACTATGACTGTGTCTGAGTTGAAGACCAGCCTTGTCGGTGATAAGGGCACTATGACGCTCGGATGGGCAGGTAAGACACTGACAGGTGCTGTCGCCTCCGGTGGCGGCGGGTCATCGGGCGGGTCTGCGCCTGTGTCTGGCGGAGTCGATGTCAGTACGGTGCTCGGTAAGGTGTATCCTGTTGGCTCGATCTATATGAGCGTAAATAGTACGAGTCCCGGCGCACTTTTCGGCGGCACGTGGGTGCAGATTGAGGATAAATTCCTGCTGGCTGCCGGCGCGACCTATAAAGCCGGTTCAACAGGTGGCGAGGCAACACACACGCTAACGCAAGGTGAGATGCCAAAGCACAACCATATAATTTATGCCCCAAATGGTGGCGGGCCTGATGAAGGAGCAGCACTTGGTTTCCCAGAGGTAGGCAGCTCAAACACATGGTGGGCGGCAGCATGTATGACTGGGCAAACTGGCGGCAGTGCGGCCCACAACAATATGCCTCCATACTTAGCCGTGTATGTCTGGGCAAGAACGGCATAAGAGAGGAGGAGCGGCATGGATAATATCATGACGGTGCGGCTGCACGAGGTCGGGAAGGTCTCTGCCGCTGTGAAAGAACCGGAAAAGCTTGCCGCGGCTTTGGGTGAGGCGGTCATTGTGGAAAAGGGCAATGCTGATTACTACGACGGCACATATCATTCAGCGATGAATGAGTCGAATGAGGTGAATATTGTGAATGTTATAGAGGCATTTGTGGCGCAAAATCCACTGTATCAGCAGTATACAAGAATCCCAGTGCGCAAGCTGGTGCTGCACAGCGTGGGCTGCCCGCAGCCGAATGCTGCCGTGTTTGTGCGACAATGGCAGACGGCGCGGTATTTTGCGCACGCCGTGCTGCAAGCGGACGGCACGGTGTATCAGGTCGTGCCGTGGGATTGCCGGCTGATGCACGTAGGCGCGGCGAACGCATACAGCATCGGTGTGGAAATGACCGAGCCGGACTGCATCCGGTATACCAGCGGCGCGACATTTGTATGCTCCAACTGGGCGCGTGCGGCCGCGCAGGTGACCGGTACGTACAACACAGCGGTTGAGCTGTTTGCGTGGCTCTGCACGCGGTTTGGGCTTGATCCAAACAAAGATATCATCTCGCATGCGGAGGCCGGTAAACTGGGCATTGGCACGGATCATGTTGACCCGGAGCACCTGTGGCGGCAGCTCGGCATGGGCTACACGATGGACGGGTTTCGGGCGGACGTTGCGGCAGCGATGGCGGCAAAAAATACAGACGAGGAGGATGAGGATAACATGGTGAGGTACAACACGATCGAGGAAGTCCCGAGTTGGGCACAGGACACGGTGCGCGCGCTGGTGGATGCGGGCGCACTCGGCGGCGTGGGCGGCGGCAATCTGGATCTGTCCATGGATATGATCCGTGGCATGGTGATCGGCACCAAGTACGCAGCGGCGTGCAACCCCAGGTACGAGACGATCGAGGACATGCCCGGCTGGGCGCAGGCGATCACGCGGCTTCTCCCGCCCCGTTATTTCATCGGGATCATGCGTGCGGTCTATCTCAAAGGTACGGCGCTCGGGGAACTGTGGGGCGATTATGCGGCGCTGGCCGGTTTCGCCCTTGTCTTTGGTATGTCGGCTATACTGACTTGCAGGAAACGGACGTAGGACCGCAGAGCGCTTGGAAACGGGTATTTCGGTAGGAAAAAACGAATTTGTCCGACAAGATGCATGTATTCGAAAAATAATCCGTATCTTTACGAAAATGCTCCGGTAACCGATCACGAACGATGTGCTGTTCGGAGGGGCCATTGCGGATATTCTGGCCAAAATCTCTGCATGATGTGCGAAACGGAGATTTTGGCTTTTTTATTGCTACCCGAATACCTCGGGGTTTGGACGACCTCGAACTGACTGCTTAAATCGAAATAAACATGGAAGAAAAACGAATTTACGAAACACCGGAACTGTCGCTTTGCGACACGGCCATAGAGCGAGGATTCGCGGCATCGATGGATACCTCGACCGAGGAGATCACCCCCGGAGAAGAGGTGGATTGGTAATTTAAAAAACACAGCCATGAGAAAAATCTTATATTTACTCCCCGTCGCTGCATTTTTCGTCTCCTGCGTCGCCGACAGTATACAAGAGGAACTTTCGACCTCGCAGGGGCAGTACGGCGTTTGTCTGTTCGACGCTTCCATTTCGGAACGGGAGGGGACACGCGTCGTCGGAGAGTGGGGTACCGACGGCATTCTCGCCGAATGGGAATCCTCCGACCGGATCGGCGTCTTCGCCGGCGACGAAACGCAGGCGGCCGGTTTCACCCCCAAGGAACATGACGGTACGAAACCCCCGTGTGCAAGCGAGACGAG